GAAGATGGAAATGCTAGATGTCTTATTTAAATGCTAATATACCACCAATTTATTGTAAGATAAGGAAGGAGTATCTTTATGATCTTAAAGAACATCACGGAGAAAGCGAAGAATGCGTTATCTTTGGTATCACAAGTATATCAGGACGTGCAATCTTATTTAACATCATGCTACCTAATGGTGCGTGCTATTGGCGTTTGCCTATCTCAGCGTTTTTCCAAAAATCGTATGACCGAGCCGATGTGCCGAATATGCAGACGAACGAATTGGAATTGTGGAACTGTTTTAGTTATTGGCCTAGCGTTCATTGCTTTGATTGGTTGGATGGTTTAAACGGAAAATTTTTAGGATTAGATAAAAAGTTTTATCATGGCAAATATTTATTCACGATTGATTGGGCTCATCCAGATACTAACATCTTGGATGTTGAACATTCTGAAATACCTCAAGAACATAAGTGTGCGCATATATTGGAGCTTGATAATGGTAATTACGCAGCTCAGCCTAATAATCGCCTTTTGTGGCATGTTAATTCATACACTACTGATAACAGCTGGCCTGACTATAGAGTCCAAACTACTTATTGGGATGCGGAAGATAACAACATGGTTACAGAAGATAGCAATAAAATGTTTTATGAAATGGAAAAAAAATGATTGATAAATGGATATATAAATTTTTTGCAGCTATTGACGATGCCTTTAGTAGGTTGGATAATATTGTATTTAATATTTTAAATAAGTGGAGGAAGATAAAGATGTGGAAATTAATTAAAAAACTTTGGAGAAAATACACAGACTGGGTATGGAGTTAATTATGAAAAAATGTAAACAGTGTGAAAAAGAATTTCAACCAAAAGATGAGTTAGATCAATTTTGTAGCCAAGATTGTAAAGAAGAAGCATTAGCTGAATTAGACTCTGATTCTGATGAGTGTTTATCATGTCAATAAAAATCAACGATAACACAAGTATCGGTCTTCCGTTAAGGAACTTAATAGGTTTGATCGCAGCCATAATTGTTGGCGCGTGGTTTGCCTTCGGAGTGATTGAGAGGCTCAATAGATTAGAGACTAAAAATCAATTGTTTGAAAAAGATTTACTTGAAGCAAGTAAACAAACTCCAATCGACCAGGAACAATTCATGCTTCTTGAACACATAGCAGAAGGATTAGAAAAATTAACTGAAAGAGTTGATGGTATGATGAACAACAGAGTTAATATTGAAAGACTACAAATGGATGTAGAACGATTAAGAATTGATACAGAAAAATTGAAAGATAGTGTAAGAGCTAATATTGGTAAATTAAACGGGAATCATTAATGATTAAAACAGTTATAGTTTTATGTATGCTAATGGGCGGAGAAGTTGTTGAACATACTTATAAAGATTCCTTATCCGATTGTTTAAAATCAAAAAGAGAAGCAACCAGAAATACAAATGAAAGCGTACAATGGATGTGTGGAGAAATGGAAGCAATAGTTGAAGAAGATTGGAATTCTGGTAGAATAAGAGTATTAGAAATAGTAAATAAACATTAATGAACCTCTCACGAAATTTTACCCTTCAAGAGTTAACAAAATCCGATACAGCGATCAGATTAAATATTGATAATAATCCAAATGCAAATCAAATAGAAAAATTAAAATTATTGTGTGAAAATATACTTCAACCGGTACGTGATCACTTCGGGCCTGTAATGGTGACTAGCGGCTATCGTAGTCCAGATTTATGTCTAAAAATAGGAAGTTCGATTGATAGCCAGCACTGTAAAGCTGAAGCCGTTGATTTTGAATGTCCAGGTAAAGACAATGCAGAAGTTTGTGATTGGATTTATAAAAACTTAGATTATGATCAAATGATTTTAGAGTTCTATGTTCCAGGAGAGCCAAATAGTGGATGGTGTCATGTATCCTATGTTCCTGAAAAAGGTAGAAAACAATTCTTGCGAGCTTTTAAAGAAAATGGTAAAACTAAATATAAACCAATTATAGGAAAGGCTACTGATTTAGTATAATGCCAATAGGACGATCACAAATACCACAACAAATAGAGGGAAAGTTAAGAGGTGCTAGAGGTGAAAAAAAGAAAAGATTACAAGTTAAAAAGAAACCCAATAGCAAAAAACCTAAGGTCTTCAAAGTTTAGTCAAAAAGTGGTACAATCAGATAAGTTGTACAACCGCAAAAAGGAGAAGCTTTACACTCTCAAAGCGGCCGCTAAAAAGGAGATTTAATATGCCACTTACTAAAAAAGGCAAAAAAATAATGAAAGCCATGAAGAAAGAATATGGCTCAAAACAAGGTGAAAAAGTTTTTTATGCTTCTAAAAATAAAGGTAAAATTAAAGGAGTTGAAAAAGCATATTTAGGTAAAGCAATAAGACAACCTTCAGAAACTAACAAAGAGTTTAAAATGAGACATGAGTTCCATACAGCTACTCCTGGTATGGATGATTACATTAAGGATTTATTATAATGGCTACATCAGGAACAACTAGTTTTAATTTAAATATTGATGAAGTAATTGATGAAGGTTACGAAAGATGTGGATTAACCACTAACTCTGGTTATGACATGCGTTCAGCAAGAAGAAGTTTAGATTTATTATTTGCTGAATGGGGTAATAGAGGAATTCATCTTTGGAAAACAGAGCTTAATGAAATAGCTTTAGTTTCTGGACAAGCAGAATATACAGTGGATACTGATGTGAATGATGTACTTGAAGCTTATGTATCTTCAACTGCTGCTGCATCTGATAGTGCTAGTACTCAAGACGTATCACTTACAAAAATAGATAGATCAGCTTACGCTGCATTACCAAATAAATTAGCTACAGGACAACCATCACAATATTATGTTGATAGACAAACAACACCAAAAATATATTTATACCAAGCACCAGATTTAAATACTTACACTACATTAAAATTTTATGTAATTAAAAGAATTGAAGATGCGGGTGCATATACAAATGATGCAGATGTTGCATACAGATTTTTACCGTGCATGTGCGCAGGACTGGCTTATTATATAGCTATGAAAAAAGCACCTCAGTTAGTACAACAAAATAAATTAATTTATGAGGATGAATTAAAAAGAGCATTAGATGAAGATGGTCAAAGAACTTCTACATATATTACACCTCAATCATTTTATCCTAATGGAGTTTAAGTATGGCTAAATGGGCAACAGGAAGAAGATCACAAGCAATATCAGATAGATCAGGTATGGCATTTCCTTATCAAGAAATGGTTAAAGAATGGAATGGCTCTTTAGTTCACTATTCTGAATTTGAACCTAAACATCCACAAATAAGAAGAAAATATAATGTAGCAGATGCTATTGCTTTACAAAATTCAAGAAATCAAAAATTTCAACAACCTACAGATATATCTGGGGTTCAAGCAGATTCAGGTGGAGCCTCAGTTGGTGTTGCTAATTTAACCCTTCCTGGTGATTTTGCTTTTATTAATCAAGGTACTTCAGAAATGAAACCTGCAGATCCGTCTTTACAAAATAGAAGAAGACAAATGTCTATTCAACTTAGATCCGTAACAGTGAGTATTACATAATGGCAATCACACATTCAGCTTTTTTAACACAAGTAAGAGATTATACGGAAGTAAGTAGTTCTGTGTTAACAGATCAAATTATTCAAGATTTTATCAGAGCAACTGAACTCGATATTGCGGGTAAAGTTGATTATGATGATTTAAGAAAATATTCAACATCCACATTTACATCAGGAAATAGATATGTAAGTTTGCCTGCAGATTTAACTATAATGAGATCTGTTCAAGTAATTGATGGATCAACTAGAACTTTTTTAGAAAAAAGAGATACTAGTTTTATATCTGAATATAATAATAATGCTGTCACTGGTTTACCTAAATATTGGGCAAATTGGGATGAAAACAATATATTAGTGGCACCTATACCAAATTCTGCATACACTGTGCAAATAAACTACATCACAGATCCACCGGAGTTCACAGCAAGTAATAATACATTCTTATCTACATACCAAGAATCAATGTTATTACATGGTGTATTAACTGAAGCTTTTTCTTATTTAAAAGGCCCCATGGATATGTACAACTTGTATAAAAGCAAGTATGATGAAGGAGTACAAAATTTTGCTCTTCAACAAATGGGGAGAAGAAGACGTGCAGAATATGATGATGGGGTACCAAGAATTAAGATACCTTCACCATCACCAAATACGTAATTTTATAAGGAGAATAATTATGGCAATAACAACTAATGCAATTTGTAATTCATTTAAAAAACAACTATTAGCTGGTGAACATGATTTTGATTCAGCTGGAGGCGATACATTCAATTTAGCAATGTTTACTTCTGCTGCAACATTAGGTGCATCAACTACAAACTACGCTTCAACAAATGAAGTAACTTCACCAGCAGGATATACTGCAGGTGGTAAAGCTTTGGTAAACCAAGGTGTTAAAGTATCATCTGGTGTAGCGATTACTGATTTTGCAAATTTATCTTTTACTGGAGTAACTCTTACTGCAAGAGGTGCTTTGATTTATAACACAACTACAAATGGTGGCACAGGTACTACAGATGCCGTAGCTGTTTTAGATTTTGGCGGAGATAAAACTGCAACTTCTGGAACATTTACAATTCAATTCCCTGCATTCACAACTTCTGCTGCTATTTTAAGAATAAGCTAAAGAGGTTTTAAATGGCTACAGGTTCTCCTTGGGGTGCTAACACATGGGGCAATGGCTCCTGGGGAGAAGCTGGGCTTAATGAAACCGTAACCTTTGAGGGTTGGGGTATTGATTCTTGGGGAAGTGATCCTTGGGGAGAAACCGTTCGTACAACAGATGCTATAGCTACTAATATAGGCTCTGTATCAATTAGTATTGATGTACCACAAACAGTAACAGGACAACAATTACAAACATCTATTGGTGACGAAACAGCAACTGCAAGCGCAGATGTTGATGTTACTGGAATTGAATTAACATCTAATATCGAAAGTGTAACTTTTGAAATAACAGGAAGTGTTGAACTCACAGGACAACAATTAACAGGAACCGTTGTTACTCCAGATATTGCAGCTGGCGGTAATATTACTGTTAATGCAAGTGAAGATCAATTAGATGCATTTGTTGGTCAAGTAACAGAAACTATTGAAGTAGGACCTATTGTAGATGGTATTGCTGCAATATTAAGTATTAATGGAGTTACTACAACTGCAGATGCTAATATATCTTTAACCGGTATCAGTTTAACTCCAGCAATTGGTGATGAAACAGTAGACTTAAACACTCCTGTAGATGTCACTGGCATAGTTATAACTATGGCTATGGGTGAGGAAGATGCAGTTACCGATGTTGATGTATCTGTTACAGGCCAATCAATGACTATGGCTATTGGTTCAGTAGATGCAGTATCTATTGCGGAGGTTACAGGACAATCATTATCTGCTAATATAGGAAGTGTTACAATTACTGCTAATGCAGATGTAAGTTTAACAGGTATTTCAATGACTTCTAGCATTGGAACACCAGCGATTACGGCTTGGCAAGAAATTGATCCAGGTGTATCTAATGTATGGACTGAGGTTGATTTAGCAGCTTAATGATAGTAAAATATTAATCTAATAGGAGAATTTTTAAATGGCATCAAGTTATTCAACAGACCTTAAACTGGAGCTAATGGTAACAGGGGAAAACTCTGGTACATGGGGCGATAAAACAAATA